CCTTGCACACCCTGTGTGCCAGAACCTGTTAAACCTTGCACACCCTGTGTGCCAGAACCTGTTAAACCTTGCACACCCTGTGTGCCAGAACCTGTTAAACCTTGCACACCCTGTGTGCCAGAAATACCTTGAGTTCCAGTAGTTCCTTGGAATCCAGCTATGCCTTGTGTGCCTAAATTACCTTGCAAACCTTGCGATCCTGTATTGCCTTGAATACCTTGAGCACCATCTAAACCTACATATCCAGCAGATCCTTGCAAACCCTGTAAACCTTGCGGACCAATTCCAGAAGTTTGAGCAAAAGTAATATTATCAGTTCCAATAATAATATGACCATCAATGCCACTACCAGGATTATTTTGAAGCCAGCTTGTATTAGAATTAACTCCACCATAAATAACATAAAGATAATCACCATATTCAACTTCACCAGGTTGGGATTGATCGTAATCTGAAGAACGTGTAAGAATATATGGGTGAGTTGCATCTCCTTGAAATGTAATTGTGTAAATACCATTTTGTTTAGAATCTGTTTGATTTTTGACAAGAAAACGATTTCCTGTAGTAAATGAAACTCCGTCAATAATTCCACGACCATTAGATGGTGCGGTAATTTTTGCTCCTACTCCAGTTCCGCCATCTGCTCCTACAGTACCTGGGGTATAAACACCTGTTAAGTTAACAAGTGATGCTGAAGAAACAGATGCATGAGCATTATTGGTTGATGCTGGCCCTACTAAACCTTGAATTCCTTGAAGTTGTGCATATCCAAAACCTTGAATACCCTGTAATCCTTGCACACCCTGTGTTCCTTGAATTCCTTGCGTACCAATTGTTCCTTGGGGGCCTTGTGTGCCCTGTGTTCCTTGTGGACCCTGAGCTCCCTGTATACCTTGAGTTCCCTGTATACCTTGAATTCCTTGTATACCCTGTAAACCTTGTGTACCTTGCACACCCTGTGTGCCCTGAGAACCTTGTAATCCTTGTATACCCTGAGTACCTTGTACACCTTGAGTACCCTGAGTACCCTGCAAGCCTTGCACACCTTGTGTGCCTTGTGTACCATAATAACCTTGCACACCCTGTGTGCCTTGAGCTCCTTGTAAACCTTGAGTGCCTTGAATTCCTTGAAGTTGAGCATAGCCAAATCCTTGAACGCCTTGAATACCTATAGGACCTTGATATCCAGAGGTTGATAATATTACTTCATTATTAGACTCTACAACAGTTATTTCATTATTCTGTTGAGTGACATAAATATTATCTGTCATTATAGTATAGTGTTTGCCCTAACTTGAAACCAACCTTGAACAAGAGTTCTGCGTCGTTGACTTCCATCTATTGAAATAATTTGATATTTAGATTTTGGTAAATTAAACTTGTTTGTTTGAGTTGGGGTTAACTCAACATGAATTACGCCAGTTCCAGTCACTGTAATCCCGCTTCCTAAGCTGGCAGAAGCACAAAGAACATTACCACCTTCTTTGTCTCTTACTTCCATTAAAAAGTTATATCCAGTAAAATTTATAAGTGCTCCTGCTGAATCTTTAACAGTTATGTCAACAGACCAAGTATCATTTTGGATAATATCATAATTAATTTCTTGAATTGCCATTTATGCACCCCAATATATATAGATTTATATAGTCATTCTACCATTTAAAGGTTCTAAAACATAGAAAACCCGCCCTGTGGAAGAGAGCGGGTTTATGTGGATTGGTGTCCGCTTATATTATATCAGCTTTTACCAATATCTACTATTTCACATTCCCCCGAAACACAAGCAAGAGCTTGCGATCCAGTTGTTGAATCTTCTAGTTCATACAATGATAATGCTTCCCAATTAATTGACTTTGGCATTTTTTCAACAAGTGCTTTATAAGCAACTTCATCAATTTCTTGATATGGTGCTTGAACATATGTATGATCAGAATATGGAAGGAAAGAAATTCCTGAGCATTCATCAAAATGCTTATAAACCCATGCTCCAACTTCCATCCACTCATCTTCTTTAACTGTAATTGTTACAGAAGGTTTATGTTCACACCAATGACGCTGATATGTAAGCCAAATTTCAAGTTGTTGAATTGCATTTACTTTATCACGAGTAATTGCATGTTGCGGAGCTTTTACTGGAAATGAAAATACAATTGTATCTTGTGGCTTCATTACATCATCTTCTGCTGGAATACCTGAATCAATAAGAAATTGTGTAATAGGATCTTTCTTATCTCCACGAACTGTTCTAATATAATATTCTGAATGCCAAGGATGCATTCCTGAAGAAACCCCGACCAATTGAGATACTGTTCCTGATGGTTTTACGCATGTAATTGCTGCTGAAGCTGGAATCCCAATTTTCTCTGCTTCTGCTATGTTAGTTGTTACTGAGTACTCACGAAAATCACCTAATATTTTAGCAAGCTTTTCAGAACCTTCTTGTCCAGAAAAGAATTTGTGTCCAAACTGACCTGTAAGAGAAACTCCTAGCAAGCGCTCTTCTTCAGTATTATCTTTCCAAATTTTACGAATATATTTAAAGTCTGTAAGTGTTGACTGCCAAGTTCCAAGAATTGTGGCAAGTCTGACTTTATTCTTTACATCTTCAATTGTATCTTTTTCACGAAGTACGACTTCTGAAAGGTTACAAAACTGATAAGGACGTAAAATAATTTCTGAACATGGGTTAGTTCCGTAGTGAATATCTGCACTACGTCTTCCGTATTTTGCTGCTTGTGCTTGTGCTGCTGCAACATTATAAATACCTCTTTCACCTGACTTTGAATCATATACTGATTTCCACTCTGCAATAAATTGTGCCATTTCTGGTTTACGAGAATATGCAACAGAATTATTAGCTAAGGCACGTTGAGCATTTGATTCCCACCAATTACCAGCTTTTGCTGCAGCCATTTCAATATCATTAATATTAGAAAGAGAAATTAATGCGGAGCGACGAACGCCTCCAACAACAACTACTTCTCCAACTTTGCACATAATGTCATGTGCTTCAATTGGTTTAAGTTGACGACCAAGTGCTCCTTTAAAAACCTTAATTGTAAAATCAAAAAGATTAACCAAAGGTTGTGGGCCAGAAGATCTTCCACCCATAGTTTTAAGACGAGCACCTGAAGGACGAACTTTGCTAATATCAATTTGAGGAATTTGTCCTGCCCAAAGAAGTGAAAGAAGTTCACGATAAGCTTTAGCCCAGCCTTCTTTTGAATCTCCAACAGAAATAATTGTATTTGATTTTTCTAATGTCTCAGGAAGGGCGGGAAGTTTATTGATGTACTTATACTCAACAGAGAATCCTACACCTGTACCGCACATAAGAATATACATTGCTTCATCAAATGATCTAGGGTTGTCTACTGGTATAAAAGAACAATTATAGCCTGCAACATTTTCTCTTTCTAACGCTGGCCCTGCAGTCATTACAGAGCGCATAGATGGCATAACATTACGATTAAATACTGCATCTTTAAGTTCTGCTACAAGTGCTTCGTCTGCAACATACCCATGATTATCACGAAGATGACCTTGCATAAAATTAAAATAGCGATCTACTGTTTCACCCCAAGTTTCACGACGGTTTTCATTTTCTAACCACCTTGCATAACGCGATAATGCAATAAAATTTTCATACGGGTTTTCAATAGTTCTAGACATTTAATTTTTCTCCTTGGATTTTTTATATAGAATCTTAGTGTATCACACTGTGATTCTAGAAATGGTCTTTTTGTATTTTTTTCAATCTCTCAACTGCAGGTTTAGATACTTTGTCCCAATTGTAATCTTTATGTATTAAGAAAGCATTTTTGTAAGCTAACTCTGAATATTTATCATAATCTGTTTTAATATTTTCCATATAATCTTTTAATTGTGCATAGTTTGGTTTTAACATTAATCCTGGATGTGTTGCTTTCCAAGGAGATTCCCACCATTGTGAATCTAACGGCATTGTTATATATCTTTTATATGCTGCCCAACCCGCAGTACATATTGTTGGAATTCCAGATGCCATTGCTTGAAGTGGATTAAAACCAAAACCTTCACCCCAAGATGGATAAACAAAAACATCACACATATCGTAAATGCCATACATTTGTTCAACATTTAATTCTGATTCAATAATTTTAATATTATTATAAAAAGCACTGGGACTTCCAGATATTTCTCCAGTAACTGGATCATAAACTCTTGTAGTATTCATTCTGCTACATTTTAAAATAAGTTCGTAATTTGGATCTTCTCCATATAAAGAAATAAATGCATCTACAACCATCTGAGCATCTTTTCTAAAAGCTGGCTCTCCAACATGTAAAAATCTAAATGGGCGGGAATTATTTAATGAGCGTTTTTTAGGAATCCAACTATCATCAATACCATGTTCATAGACAAATATTGGTTTATTAGTATGTTTAGAAAAAATTTCTGCATTCCATTCAGATGTAACCCAAAGTTCATCAATTACTTGATTTAAAGGAGTTGCCCATCCCCAAAGTAATTCTGTAGATTCCCAAGGTGTATAACCAATCTTATATTGATCTTTTGCAAATGTATAATTACTTGGTTGTAAAAATGCAATTCCAATATTTGCTTCTTTTGATTTAATTAAACATTCTATGTCATTTTTCTTAAATGAATTAAATATATGATTTGATGCTTCTCCGTAGCCTACACTACGATCCATATATTCGGGAGCACCCGTAAATGAGACACGCATAATACTCGTTTCTAGTTGATTTTCTTAGTATATCATGATACGATTGATATTACTACTCTTACCCCCAGGAGGTTCAAAATGAATAATGAGAACATAGCAAGGATAAATACAGTGTGGACAATGATATTTGTGATGATTATCACATTAATATTTGGAGAAATTTCTCCTGCCCAAGCTTCAATGAAGGAAATGATAGTGTATAATAAAAATATATTATATATTAATAAATATAATAATTTAGTTAATATAAAAGATATGATTAATATAGATTATAATAATATATTAAAGAAAAGAATGTCTAAAACTCTTTATTTAATTAATGATTTATCGTCTAGAAGCACTTTTTTAATGCCCGAATATAGCCAAGAGCTAAATCTAAAAACAACAAGAGTAGACAAGCGGGTAATAATCTCAAGACTAGCAAATGCACTTAAATCCACTGAAACAGGTGGAGCGGGAGCATATTATCGCAAGTCGAGATCCAGTTCAGCATGTGGTGCATACCAGTACATGCCTTCAACATGGAATAACTATAAAGGATACAAGGATGCTTGTAAAGCCCCAGAATGGGTTCAGGACCAAAAGATGATTTTGGAACTAAACGCTACTTACAATAAGTACCACGATTGGGAAAAAGCTGTTGCAGCACACTTGCTACCATCTAGAGCAGGAAACAAGAAGACTTGGAATAAACGAGTTCCAGGAAATCCAACTGTTCGACAATATGTAGATTCTGTTTTAAACAAGGCTAACTTAGTGATTGCATAATGCAAATACAAGTCTTTTCAGAATACTTACAATTAGCACGGGCGGGGAAGGTAAACTTCCTCGCCTGTCCTATGCATACAACCGAAGATACAGTCTTCCCATTAGCGCATCAACAAGAAGAAGATAAAATCGTGCTACACTGTTTTGCATGCGGATATAAAAATACCGCTGGCTTAACCCTATATAATAATTTAATTGAACTTATAGGGGCGCAAATGAGTGAGCCCGAAAAAATGGATTAAGCATGGCAAAAATAAATATAGAAAAGGCCTATATAGAGGCTCATAGCGACGATGTAGATAATTTTAATATAGAGGTTAGCTGTAACGATATAATCGTCTCAAAGAGCCCTCTAAACCCCGCAAAATGGCTATATACCATAACCAATGATGATGGAGATCTGGTAATTAATAATTCGGCGGGAATGGAGGCCAATAAATGGGATCATATAACAAAAGAAATAATAGGGGAAGTACAAGATGACCAATAAGGACAATATAGATCCTATACTAGAGATATTAGAGAATTTAAGAGAGTTATCTGGTGCAATGTTTATTCAATCCCAGCGAAATTATGATATGTTAGCTCTAATAGCAGAGAAGCTAGGTGCTGATGTTGATTCTATGTTATTTAAGCACCAACAAGGACAAGTCCTTGCTCCTCCGCCTTCTTTTGTATTTGAAAATGATGAAATTGAAGAGTAAAGTATAGGTTTAGAGTTTATAAATCTAATTAAATACACATAAGCACTGATTTTATTAAAAATATGTGATCTAAGTCACATTTTTATGCTCTTTTAGATGATTTGATAGCGTCATATGAGCAAAACCTGATCTAGATTGTATTTCTTTCTTACAAATATCGCATATAACTATTCTCATAGCTAAATTCTAGCAGTTCCCGTCTAATTTGTCCATATATATGTTACTAGTGAGTATTATATTTTAGATTATCTAGGCAATTGTTTAATTTATTACCATCAATATGAGAAATTACTTGACCTTCCCCCGCAATTCCTATAAAAGCTTGCATTACTAAGGTGCTAGTTCTAAAATTACGCTTATTTTTCTCTGCATTATAGAGTGCATGTTGAATATAGCCACCTGAATCTGATCTACCATTTAAAATATGATAATCACGTAGCTCTTTTCTAATACCTGTATCTTTTCTAGGACGACCATATCGTTGTCTCTTTGTTCTTACCCGCCCCATATTTGATACTTCATATCCTATGGGCTCATAGGATCCATTTTTATTTATAATGGTCGGTATGACTTTCCAAATTTCGTTTTTTAAGTTTTCCATAGCTTAATTATAGCACACTATTTAAGTTTGATCAAAATGTGAATGGAATTTTAATTTGTATGATCCCACTTTTAAAATCGTTTTTTTTAAAAAAATAGAGCGCACATATGGACTAAATCGGACATTTTGTCTAATATGTGGGCTATATCACATAAATTTATTGCGACACGCCGTGTTTCAACTTGACTTTTGGCAAATAGTGTGCTATAGTTATACTATAAGAAAAATTAAATAGTGAAAAGAATACAGGTCATACTGAGCCTATCAAATAAACCTCTACTAGAGGGTGAGCATAGCAAATAAATGTGACCTAATTCACACAGACACACCCCCTAAAAAGGGTCAAAATGTCAGTCCCTAGTGCTATACTAGCGACATAACTAAATAAAGATTTCTAGGTGAGCCTACCGAATAGGTAGCAAATAATCCTAGCCAAGAAAATAGATAACACAAGGTTATCTTATAAAAAGAAAGTAGGTCATATAATGACTAACTATAATAAAACAATTACTAATGAATTAGTAAGTGAGTATGGTGTAGGTATCCTATCATCATCTCATAAGTCCCCCCTTATCCCTATCCGTATCGCTCAGCGTATCGCTGAGAAATACCCTAGTGATTTCTCAAAGGGTCGCTATAATGCGACACTAAACCCTAAAGCGGTCATAATCGCTAAGCGATATATGTCCCTAGTAATGGGGGTCAAGTAATGACTAATAGAATAATTACTAGCCTAGTCCAATTAGCCTTAGCGGGTATTGTCATACCCCTATGCTATGCTATCTACCTAGACATAAAGAAAGGCGGACTAAACTAATGGGATACACTTACTCTTGGGAAAAGACCTCTACTCTATCCCCCCTTGATTTCATACAAGACCAAAATGATATTTGGGAACAAGAAAATTCAGATGAGTTTCAGTTTATAGATACACCTGATTTCGACCCTGATGAAATCCTCTAAATTTGACAAAATGTCAGACCCTAGTGATATACTAGGAAATCAACCACCAAAAGAAAAGGAAATAAATAAATGACAGTAGCAAATAAAACATACGCAATCGGCGACCTCTTTACTACACAGCGTAGTAATGTAACAGGAACAATTACAGAAATTGTCCCAGTAACAGAAAACCGCACTCGTGTAAAGTTATCGCTTGATAATGGCGAATATCGCTGGACAACAGTAACAATCAAGTAAGTTTAGCAAACGCTAAAATATCCTGAGCAAGATAAAAAAAGGCTCAACACAAAACCCAACAAAAGAAAAGGATATAAAATATAATGACACTACAAGGATACACTTATCAAATCGGAGATTTATTTACTACAAGCAAAACAGGCGTTACAGGTCGTATCGCTTCTTTCTCCCCGATTTCTAATAAAGTAACTCGTGTAAATTTAATTTTAGCAAATGGTTCACGCCGTTTCGCTATGGTAAAAACAAGCAAGTAAATAAAAAGAAAAGGACACAAATAAAAATGATGACAAGAAAAGACTATGTAGCAACCGCAGAAATTCTAAACTCTTATGGTGATGAAATTTCGCAACAAGTTTTTGAAGATTTAGTCTATGATTTTTCGCAAATGTTTTCAGATGATAACGAAAAATTTGATAGTGATAGATTTCACGAGGAAGTTTATAAAAATCTAAAACACGCATAAAAAAAATAACCTAAGCAAGTTATAAAACTGCTCTCAGCTTTTTTATTCATGATCGTGAATAAATATGCAAAAAAACGGCGCGCTGCGTCGGGCGTGTCGTCCACATGATGTATATCACACTAAGAATTGAGCGTGAGTTATCCACATGACCTACATCACATTGCAAAATGTCCGATTTGACCGATTACTGGTCAGTAAATGTCAGACCCCCCTGCTATAATACTAGTATAAAGAAAATTGATAAAGGTTATCAATAAAGAAAGGACATAAAATGTCACTAGTAAAAAATGTAATAGATGAACTAATAGCGGAATTCCCA